GATGGCATTCCACTCATCATCAGAGAAGAAGTTGCGAACGATGGAAAGATCAGTGGTGGTCATGTTAGAGTAGAGAATGGTTTGAGAGGTGGGAGGTCGTTTCCCCCCTTGACTCCTTTAGTATGGCACAGCAGGGCCTGGCATGGTGTTCGTAGTGATACAAAACCAGACTTTTTTTGATCAGTGCTACTTATGGGTCAGATAAGTTTATTTGATGAGTTTTTGTTGCTCTACTTTGGCCTTCTCGTGATAGTATGCCTTGAACAGTTTGTCATCACGTTGAATGAGAAATGCTTGCCACATGAGCATAGCAATCACACCAAGGAAAATGTAAGTAATTTTCATGAGAATACGGTGTCAAAAGAGAGTGATTTAATGCACCAACCAGTTTCATCACTGATCACATTTGCGAGTTCTTCTTCTTCATAAACGTGCCAAACTTTCTTCATCACGTTATTCTTGATTTCATACTGTTCGGATTCTGGAATCACAAACTCCTCATCAGAATCAGTAGAAAAATCAAACTCGATGGCTGTTACTTTGAGTAGCATGGTATTTAATAGAGATAAAGGAATGAACCGTAGGGATCACACTTTTCAGGATGATTCACCAATGTATGTATATCATAGCGCACACCCTTTGCAGGTGCTTTCCATGATGCGGGTTTGTAACAGAAACCACTTTCTTTCTCTACAAACATATAAACAGAGCGACCTGTTGTGTGTGCATAATGTTGACGGATTTTGTAATACTTTCGGCCTTCAACGATGTCCAGTTGATGATAGTCAAAATGACCAGATTCGAGTGCATCAACTTTCCACTTGTTATTCAGTTGTTCGACTAATGCTTCAACGTAGAATTGAGTTTCAGTCATCATTTGAGGTTGAGATTGTGCTGAAGGTAACTAAGATCAAGGAGAACATTCTTGATTGTGGATGATGTCCAACCAATGGCAAATGCAGGACTTTCATCACACGTTGCATCATCACGATAGTTCACGGATTGACACTTTGTGAGTGCTTCTTGCAGTGCGTCGATGATGTTGTCAATACGATGTTGGTTGCTCATCAGTATGCGGAAACAGTGGTATAGAGAGTGTTGGTGGTGTTATACCAGAGGTTCACATCACACTGGTATTCTTCACTCAAACTGTAGGCAATGTCATATGCCTGATCAAGGTCAACAGTTTGATTCTCCCAGGGAGCAGCAGAGCAGCGGATGTCGATTCGAGTCATGGTTTGTTTCCTTTGGTATGCATACAGTATGGCAGGGATCAGGCCGAAAGTCAACCCTTTTGAGATCAGTGTTGCTTATGGGCACCATGAGGACCGATTAAGTATCCTCATGGCAACATGTCATCGAGTCATGGTAGAAATAGCAGGCACACCTTGCACAAAGATAGTATCAACAACACTCTGCAATCGTTTGGCAATAGCACTACCGTAGTTGGTGAATACTGGCACGATTACACTACCAAACTGTTTGCGATAGAGATGACATGCACCTGCAGGAATCTTGCCTGTAGCAATATCCTGGGCATCATCTTTATCCATACGAATAACACGACCGACAGTTTGTGCCATCTCGATGATAGGCATCTGCCGCAACATGATGCAGTGAGAGAGACCTGGGACGTTGATACCTTCGGACAGGATGCTATAGTGAAGCAGCACAAATCGCTTGGATTTGTCTTTACCCCACTCTGTCAACGTGTCAAAGAACTTCTCACGATTGACCTTGGTTTTGTTAACATAAGCACCATGCTTGGATGTAATATGCAGGATGCCATATCCGCGTTCTTCGAGTTCTCTGAGAATGTCAGAGTTAGTGAGCATATTCCACATCACTTTTGTGCTAGGAGCAGCAACAAGCACCTTAGGATTGTCATGCTCGATAGTATCGAGAATGTCCACAATCATGTTGCGATCTGCTTCTGCTGCTGTTGCTTTGTTCCGCACAATGTCAACCTTGTAGGTGTCAACTTGCGGAGGAATGATACAACCAGTCTGAATGAGTTCTTGAGCACGAACGTTGTGAATCACATCACCATAGATACTAACATTGTTCATACCGTTAGCATTAGGATTGGTATGATGTTTGGGAGTAGCAGTAAAGAAATACTTGCAATCTGCAGACAGAGATGTAGCGGCCGTTGCAATGAAATGTTTCTTCTGAGTAGAATTGTGTGCCTCGTCGAAATAAGCAACGTTGACATCTACACCAGAATCAACAACACGATGCAGAGAATGATAGGTGGTGAAGATGATGCGATTGGTGTCCGCATGTTCCGCAACCCATGCGGAAATGTTGTCGGGCCGAGTAGAAGAATAGTGATGAGTTTCACCACTATGAACGTGCATCACATTTGCATTGGTGATAAACTCAAGAAACTCAGCAGAGAGTTGCTCAGCAAGCAGAATACGAGGAGCAACAACAACAGCAACATGACCAGGATTCTGCACAAAACGTTGCAGCAGATTCATGATCATGCAAAGAGTTTTACCACCACCAGTAGGAATAACAATTTGACCGATCTTGTGCTGATTCATTGCATCAAGCACACGAGTTTGGTGGAGTCGCAACTTCATAGTGATTTGTTTGGTATGTGAGTACAATAAAGGATCAGAGGTCGAAAGTCAACCCCTGATCCCATTAGTATTTTTTATGGCAATGATTAGGAGAACTTTACGTTGACTCCAACTACCTTGGCAGTTGGGTTTCGTGCTAATGCTGTTCTCCTTGCATCTGCAGCATTGGCAGCATACACTTCCTCCTTGAAAGTGCGGCCAGCAACATACATTTCAACCAACCATGTCATGAGTTTTCACTATAATCGAATTGAATGGGTTTGTAGTCATAACCAAATCCCTGTTGTGATTTGATATTATTTTGTACTTGCTTTCGCAATTTTTTCTTTTGATGATCTTCCTTTTTCATTGCAACGAACTCTTCATGAGTGAGAAGAGGTTGTGGTTTCTGTTTTTTCTTAGACATTTTAGTTACTCCGATTGGTTGGCGTTGGGCATAAGATTTGATACATTTTATAGATGACGCTCTAGGCATCAGTTTCCTCCATGTGATTGAGATATTCATCACGGTGAAATCCAGAAACTCCCTCAACCATAGAAGTTTCAGTGGGTTTTACATAACGCACATTGTAAGGACTATTGAAGAACCTGCGGAAAGCAGTAACAATAATAATAAATGCCGAAATAATACCAACCAAACCAAGGAAGGTAACAGCATCACCAGAGAATGAGTAAGTGTCAGGAGTCATGAGATGTTCAGCGGTAAATGGCTTTGAAGAAGAAAATGATGCCACCTGTGAGTAGAATAAAGGTGGCAAGCAAAGATAGATTAACTATATTCATGCTGCAGGAATCTCTACACTTTCAAGATAAGTTACATCGTGCCACTTGCAAGTATCGTAGCACAACCACTCTCCATCAGTGGTATAGAGATAGGCATACTCTTCTGCATCTTGAGTGAGATACTCAGTCATGTTGTTGTCATGACGAGGAGGACAATTCTCACCACGAGAAGAATAGTAGAGAGGACCAGATTCAGGCAGAGTTTCATTCTGCCAACCAGCATTTGTCCACAGAGCACTGATGTCACCACCATCAATCAACTCAGCAACTTTATCACGAGTGTTGAAATGTTCTTTGAGTTTGACACCATTGTACTCAGGATAACCATCCCAGTGGCAATACACTGAGAGCACAGAATCGTCTGCGAGTTGAATACCGATGCGTGAGCGAGTTGCCATGTCGTTTGTTTGTTTGACTCTTATAGTATTGCACTGATCGGGCCGAAAGTCAACCCCCTAGACCATGAGTGTTGCTTATGAATTACCATTGCTTTGATAAAGTAAAGTTATAGAATGAAAACTCTTGGCGTTTGATTAACTTATAGACACCGAACTGATTAGACACAACGAAACCTTCGTGATTGACACTATGGCCTGCAATCTCAGTATTAACTTGATCACCAGTCACAGTGATTCCTTCCATGATCAGTTCCTTTGCTTGAGTGATGAGATTGAACAGCAGCAACATGTTGCCACTGATAGCATCAACAGGACGATTCTCACGAATACATTTGTTGATTGCAATCATCAGTCGTTCTTGTTCTTTTTTGTCAACAGGGTATCTAACAAAATTGCATACCACACTTGCAAGACCAAGAATGTAATCAATCCGACGACGACGGGAGGTAAATTGTGCATCTGGATTTACAAAATGAACAGAAGAATTGGTATTAAGTAGATTACCCAAGGAATTGTCAACAAAGTTTGCTTCAAGTTTCCTGAACGATCTGCCAGAATAAGATGTATGATGCACAACAACAATAGAAGCGCGAAGAACATCTTCGGAAACAAAATCATAAGTAATAGTATTGGGCGTAAAA